TTTCCGCGTGGCGTCGTGTTGAAGATCTGCCACCCGCCATTCTCGGCCAGGATCGGGCGCAGATAGGCTTTGGCAGCAGGATTCGACAGCGCCCACTCCGAATAGACCAAGCCAATCGGCGGCGAGCCCACCAGAGAGTTGAAGTTGTCCGATCCCACCACTTGCCATGTGCTCCCATTAACGAATTCGATGTACATCTCTTGGTCGTTCTTGCGCTTGCGGATGGCCTCCGGGAACGCTTCGTCGATCCGCTTCTTGCCCGTGTGCGGGTTGATCGCGTTCCAGATGGCTTTCTTCGCCTGCGAAGCGAGCGGCAGCATGTACCAGTAGGTGCCTACACGCTGGAAGGACGCCACAGCCGTCCAGTGCAACCCCAGCTCATCCTTTCCCGCGCGGCGATGCCACACGATCTCCGCATGGCGCCCCCCGGCTTCCAGATAGTCCCAAGCCCCACGCTGGTAGGGCCGTGGCGTCCAGTTGTTAGGCAGCTTGACCGTTGCCATCGCCACTGAACCGCACGATCTGGATAGTGAACGGCTCGCCGCCTTTGCCCGTCAATTCCGTCTGCTGCACAGCTTTGCCATATGCGCGGTCGATGATGTATTGCGCGGCCGAGAGACGATTACGCTCGTTGTCGCCATGCTCCATGATCGAGCCAATTACATTCAACGCATCCGGCGTGCGTTTCTTGCACGCGTCGATAAGGTCAAGCTCCTCCTGCGAGCGCTTTACACGTCCGCCCGGGTTGCCCGATTTTCCTTTTTCGAATGGCATTGCTTAATATTGCTTTCAGTTAATTACTTCTTCTTGCTCTTGCCGAGGACGCGATCAGCCTTGGCGTCGATCTTGGCCTTCGAACTCTCGCTCAGCTTCCCGGCCTTTTCCATTTGGCTTGCGCGTGCTTTCGCATTGGCCGCATGAGCACGGTCATTTACTGGATAACTGCGATCGGGCCCGGCGAACTCCTTAGAGGGGAGTTTCTTCCGAGCCTTGGTAGTGAGCTTCGCCATTACTTGCTCAGGCCGCGATCTTTCGGCGCGCGAACGCCATTGAGCCGCACAGGCTCAGGTTTCGGACCGCTGGGTGGTTTGCCGCCGTGGAATGCGCCGGCTTTGGCTTCGCGCGACTCGCGTGCGCAATTTGCTGCGACTTGGGGATTGCCCCCGTCTTTGAGACCGCTCATATACACCCCATCGAAACTGGATTAAGCCGGAATGGCCCACAGTTTCAATGGTAGAGATGTGGCATTGGATGAGCTAGAAATGAATTGTCATGACAGCGCAAAAGATAGCTGATCGTGGATCCATCGAAGGTGCGCGGAAAATATCTGCCGCGACATCTTCAGCATTGCAGCCTTGGACTTTTGCGGGCGAGGATCGCAGTATTGCAGTTCCAAGATGCGCACGGATTGTGGGGATAACCGGTGAATCTCGTCGTCGAGCCGCTTGACCTCTTCGGTCATTCGCGCGGCCCGATCGATTCGATAGCTTCCCCACACGGCCAATAGCAGTTTAATCTTATCGTGATCGACGGTCATTTCTCTGTCTGATCGTCTATCTTCTCAGCCATCTGCCGCGCGCCATCTTCGAGAGCCACGGCGAGCCAGATAGCACATGCAAAGCCGGCAAAGAAGGTCAGGATGAAGAGCGGGATGAGCGGGAAATCGGGATCGATCATGGAGCCTCCTTAACTGCCCATTCGCTGGGCGTCATGCTTCCCGAGGCATCGAACGTGTGCCTCGCCACGATGGACCGCGGCCACATGCCAAGGCTGAAATCGTTGTATGTGACTACAGGCGGTTCGGCGAAGTGTGCTATGTCGCGTTCGAGGTGACCGGGATACGAGATGACGAACCGTTCGAATTCTTCTTTGGTGACGATCTTCATGCTTTCTCCTTCAATTCGCGCAGCTTGTAGATTCCGACAACATCGAGCGCGCCGGCTACCGAGTTGACGATGTGGACCTTGGATCCCCATCCTGCGTGCCAGGTGGCCTGATCGGGCGTAAGCGCCTGCTTGCTAGGTGGCTTGGCGCCGTCCTTCACTTCGATAAGGAAGGTGACGCCCTGCAGCGCGCATAGGAGGTCAGGACAGCCCTTGCCGACCGCGTGCAGGTGTTGGACGGTGCAGCCGGCCTTGCGCAGTGCTGCGACGATTTCAGGCTGGTTTGCGTCGATGCGGGCGCCGTATTTCATGCGATCAGCCCTTTCGCGCGCAGTATTTCGTGAGTACGGAGCACAGCAAAGTCGAAAGCCGCGTCGACGTCGTATTGCGTCATCCAACTCGGGCGTGGCACGCGACCATCTAGCACGTCATGGCAGGCGGAACAGCCAAAGCACGCCGCAGTGTCGGGCGCCTTCAGACCCATGCCTTTACCGTCCGCCAAGCGGTTCGAGTGGCACAGAACGACGGTTTCCGACAGGCCGTTGCAAACGCCTGGCAGTTGTAGCGCGCATTCCTGGTCGCGTGCTGCCTTGCGGATCGGCGTCATCTTCGGGGCGCTCGATTTCATCCGCTTGGTCGACTTGAGGATAGGCCCGCGCTGTCCGAGCGGAGCCTTGCGCTTGAGAGGGCTGGAGCGGAGCATGGTCAGCCCCTCATCCGCACGCCCAGGCGGAGCATGAGCAGGGCGTATTGCAGGCCGGCGAGGGCTTCTAGCTGGTATTGCTGTTTTGTCATTTATCCCTCTCTAGACCACTTTTAGACTTCTTTAGACTTCTGCTGCTGTTCTGCCCACTTTCTTCTTGCTGCCTCGTCCTTCGCCCGGATCCAAAGAACGCACGCTTCGTTCGTGTCGTCGTGGCGTCGCATCCTCTCGTAGCCTTCGCAGTAGCCATGTGCTGGAGGTGCGTCGGCGCGGCGGTGGAAGCGCTGGCAGAGGTAGCAGGGGACAGGGGCGCGGTTCACGTCGAACCTTCAAGGCTGCGGGCCATCGCTTCGCGCGCAAATTTGATCTGGATGGTCATCAAATCCTTGTCGCCCTGTTCCTCGCGCCAGACGATCCGCTTGGCCCAAGCCTTGTAGTCACGGCCCGTGGCGGTCACGATTGGGAATAAGGCGGCGGCCTGTTCTTCAAGATGGCGGCTCATGGTCAACGCCTCCGGAAGCTCGGCCAGTCGAACGAGCACACATAAGCGTTCTCGTGCAGGCGGTCGTCAACGCGATCGCCGACGAACTTCGCCAGGCTGTCGAACGGCTGGTTCGTGATGACCACGACCGGCTTCTCTTCGTTGTAGCGGCGGTTGATAACCTCGGTCAGCAGCAGATTCGCGTTCTCGCGGTCCGGCTTCGCATCAATCTCGTCGAGGATCAGCACGTTGTACTGCACGAACCGGAGAACTTCGCCTTCCTCGCTCTTCCCTTCCATGCCGTAAGAAGCTTGAATCTCAGAGATCATCTGCTTCGCCGTGCAATAGCGGACCGACATGCTCAGGTTGTCGATAAGCGCCTCTGCCAACTCGGACGCCAGGAGAGTCTTGCCAGTCCCAACGCCGCCAAAAAGCACGAGAACGGCCCATTGCTGTTTGCCAGCGATAGCATCACGGAATGCCTTGACGGTGCTCCGTACAAATTTCTGTTCGGGCGTCGAGGCCTCAAACTTGGCGCCTCGGTATTTGCTCGGCACGCAGGCAATTCGGTGCAGCGTAGCCTGACGTTCTTCCACCCAACGGCGCTTGGATTCTTCCTGAACCTTGATCTGCTCGCAGGTCGGGCACACCCATGGGTGATCCGCAAAGCGCTTCGGGAGATAGTTGATCGATTTGCCGTGCTCCGGACATTCGCCTTCAATCTCGATGAGGTTCTTCATGAAGCCACCAGTGAAAATTGTCATGTTGTTCATGTCGGACCTCAAAATTCGATTTCGCCCTCAGGGACGGTGATGTTGTGCTTACGGATGCTCGCCTCCATCGCAGCGCGCGAACTGGAGTGGTCAAGGTCGGCCACGCGGAACTTATCGCTGGACGCAGAACCGTCACGAGGTGACGTCCTGGGCGTGAGCCAGGACGCGTGAAAGCCGGCCCAACCTCGACCGCAGCAGAGCTTGAGCGCAGAGGGCAACGTCATGCCGGCTTTCTCGATCTCCGCCACGATCTCGTCGAGCGCGGTTCGCGTCAGCGGCAGGCGCTTCTGTTTTCGGATCTCAAGCCAGTCTTCAGCGACTTGGCGATCAACCTCAAGGGTGGTCAATTCATCAACGCCAAGGACGGCGCGCGGCTTCTTCGCGCGATTCTTTGGTTTCATTGATGGTTCAATTGATGGTTCCTTGATGGTTATGGGTGCAGATTCTGCGGGGGT